CGGTCGGAATGGAGCGAGCCTGCCAACTGACATTCGGCAACCGTGCCAAGCAGATTCTTGACGCTCTCGCAGTGGACGGAGTGAAGTAGTCATGTCGTTCTCTCCTGCACAGAACAGCAGGGGCAAGGCGTTCCCTTCTCAGGTAGATAAGTCTGAGAAGGGGGCGCACCGCCCTGAACCGAACATGCTTGGTCGTCAAGACCTCGCCCATGAGCGTTGGGCTGTTGAGGACTGCCGTGCCGTGCGTGGCGAGCCTCGCACCGATGTAACTCACCGTGTCATGTTCGCTCCGTCCGTGGACGGTGAAATGGAGCGTGTCGTTCGTGCGCACGAAATGATGCATGCGAAGGTGTCTCCGACCACCGAACAAATGGAAGTCTTTGTCGGTCGCTCTGTTGCGTCCGAGACTGCCATGACAGTCGTTGAGGAACTGCGAGTGAACTACCTCTGTCAGCAGGCTGGCTTTGATGTCAAGACGCACCTCTCTGACGGAAGCGAACTCGCCACAGGCGAGAAACTTGCACAGTCGGGAGACTGGGCAGGCGCAGTTGCCATGTGTATCGCCACGGCGAACACGGCTGGACACAAGCCATTCCTCAACGGAATCCGCAGGCACAACCGAGCATGGGGTGACGCACTTGTGGACATTGGCAAGCGAGCAGTGAAGGAAATGCGCAAGGCTCATCAGACACGCACACTCGCAAGCACCGACACCTACGAGGGTGTCGCTCCATACGGATTCATTCACACCGAGCGCATGGCAGAGTGGGTGGACAGGCTCGCCTCATTCCCACCGCCGAAGTCTCGCAAGAACGACCCCAAGAAGGGGAAGGCTGGCAAGGCTGGCGCAAAGGGAGTAGATAAGTCCGAATCGGGTGACGAGCAAGAGGAACACTCTGCCGAGTACGAGGAAGGCGAAAGCAAGGACGGAGACAGGGACGGAAACCCACACGGCAAAGTCCTTCCAGCAGAACACGGTGGAGCGACACGGTGGGCAGAACTTGTCGTCAGTCGTGAACCGTTGCCTCGCTACCACTACGGCTCAATGGGCAAGAAGCGAATCGCCACAAATGTTGGTATTCGCCCACGGCGCATGCACCGCTACATGACCGACCCTGCAAAGCGTGTCTTTGACAAGACGGTGCGTGGCAGTGGTGGCATGGTCATCATTGACGCAAGCGGTTCCATGTCGTTCACTACGGAGCAAATCGCAGAAATCATTGAGAACGCTCCTGGGGCTACTGTCCTCATCTACTCCGACCGTGGTCGTGGTGCTGGCGACCGTGCGAACGCATGGGTCGTTGCAGACAAGGGACGCATGGTGGAGAATGTGGAATACATTGACTACGGACACGGCAACGGCGTGGACTTCCCCGCTATTGAGTGGGGCGTTCAGAATCGTCAATACAAGAACACTCCGCTTGTGTGGGTCACAGACGGTGGAGTGTGTGGAGCAAATGACGGATTCTCCGACCTGCTTGCCATGCAGTGCATTACCTACGCACGACAGCACCGCTACATCGTGGTTCCCCACATTGGGGAAGCCATTGAGCAGTTGCGCAACCTCAAAGTGAACGGCAAAGCACAGAGCGTGTATCCGTACATGTTCCGAAACATCTACTATCAGCACATGGGGACACCGCTCCCCGAGAGGGAGTAGATAACTTCCCGAGAGGGTGGTGGTGGGCTTGGACACCCACCACCGCCCGAGGGGAATGGTCACAGAGACTTATCTACTCTGTGTACCACCACTGCCCCGAGCGTGAGAGTCACGCTCCTTTGGTTCTCCGCAAGGGGTAGTGGGAAAGGGGGGAAGTAGATAACTTGGAATCACTACTAGACACGCATGGGGACGACACATTGGACGAAGAGGAACTGCTGGACGATTTGTACGACGCTCTCACGAATCTCTGCCACTACTACGAAGGCATGAAGCGAGAGTTGGCGAAAGGCGAATACGGCAGAGAGCAAGCAGAGCGTGACTGGACTGCCCTCACATACAACGAAGGAATGAGCGTTCTGCCGATTCTCGCAGACATGTTTCAGAAAGTGAGCGAATCGTGAGAACACCACGACCCGAACAGCCCGAAGGACATGAGAGCAAGTGTCCATGCGCACAGTGCGATTCATGGGCGTATGCGTTGCTGGAATGGGAGCAGGCAGAGTTGAGCGCAGGGCGTGACCCGTGGGCAGAGTACCGCTCGTGACCCACTTATCTACTCTGCTCCTGTTCGTGCTGGCAGGCATGCTCACGGCATGCTCGGTGCATGCGTCATGCATGCATGTATCGCCAGTGGTACTAGGAGTAGATAAGTCTCTCTCGGTGCGTCAGTGGCGATTCCAAGCCATGAGAGCGACAGCCTTCCACACGACATACAGCGTGGCGAGTTTCAGTGAATCCCACCAGCCGACATTCCATGTCACGATTCCTGCCGATTCTGCGACACGCACGGCGAGCCACAGCAGAACGGTGTGTATCCCGACGAGCAACAGAAATCCAAGAAATGCGTTCCCCTCTCGCCGGCTATCACGACCACCCTTCTTTGGGGTGGGAGCCCCGCCCGAAATCGGCGAATCTCGGAAAGCCCGAGGAAACGACCCAGAAGTTTTGTTCGTATTTTTCCAATTTTGAGAAACCATGTTTTCCCCCTCGCGGAAACTTAATGACGGTGGTGGAAGACCCGGCGGGCCCTACGAAATTTTCATCTTTTTGATGATTTGATGTACGCGCTGCCGCGACAAATCAAACTCATCTGCGATTTCCCGAAGAGACTTGCCCTGAATGCGAAGCTCGCGAATTGATTCATTTCTTGCAGAATCCGTCGCCGGCCCTGGCTGAAATGGACCCCACTGCCAGCCGTTGATTTGTTCAAGTCTGGCTACACGTGCTGCGGGAAGTTGATTTTTGCGAAATCTCTGACGGATGTATCCGGCCCATGCGCCAAGAGAAATTGTTTTTTCATTTACGATTTCAACATGTGATGCTGGAATTTTAGAATTTCCATTTTTTGAAATGTACAGCTCGAGGGCTTCCACATACATATTGAATTTTGTGCTGTTATCCATGAATGAGACATTAGTACGAACACATGTTCGCCCGCTTGCAGAATCTCATTTTTTATTTACTGGACAGATTTAAAAAGAGGTTGACAAAACCGACGGTGGTGGATAGAGTGTCGTCATGCAAGTCCAAACACTCATCAAAGCTTTACAGAAACTGAATCCCGCAGAGGAAATCTGCGCAGTCGTCTACACGAAGAGCGACTTTGACTACTCAGCGGATGACGAAGTGGAACTGACCCAAGAAGCATGGGAGAAGATTTGTCAAGCGTTTGACGAACACCCCGAAAACGACCTGTGGGAAAGCATCTCGCTGGCTGTCAGTGAAGAGGCAGTAGATAAGTAATGGGACTTGTCAGTCACCTAGTCGTCTACAAACTAGGTAAATCCCGTGGACGCCGTAAAGCTGAGCGCAGCCAGCCTGAGGCGGAAGATTCACGTGACCCGAACTGCCTGAATTATTCAGTTTTTTGCAGACAGTACGGCAGCTGCGATGGTCAAAAATGCGAATACGAGGAGGGGTAATGCCTACTTACAGAGTTCAGGTAATGGTCGGTGTTGATGTTGAGTCAGAATCACCGCAGCGTGCACTTGGTGACGCAATAGAAAAAGTCCGAAAAGAAATCGGCGAAGACCCACTATCACCCATGCCCAAAAGGGCGTGGGTTACTGGCATTGTTCAGTGCGACCCACTCGACTGGGGACACACAGCCATTGAGGGTTACATGGTTTTCGAGACATCGGCGACTCCAGCCTGATGCCAGCACACGAATGCCTCGAGTGCGGCTCTGTTCTTTTTGAGAAAATCAAAAACTCAACCCAGAGCTCGACAAACGCAATTTGCGATTTATGTGGTTTACCAGCACATATCCCTGGCTTCGTCGAAACGACGTCGGCCATCGACGAAATAAAAAAGGAAAAAATATGAGAGACAGCTACTGGGACCCAGTGGGGAATTCAGAGAAATTCAACAAAGAAGAGCTCATTGCGATGCTTGAAAAATCAGATATTTCGAAAGACGTGGCGGCCGAAGTGGCTAGCCAGCTTTCCCTGGTTGACGAAGAGAACAACAACATTATTTTCATTTTCACAGATGACAACAAATATGTTGTGACGGGGATACATGTTCCGTCCGAGGCCTTGGATGGACAAAGCGGTCCAGTACTCATGCGTGGAGCTGGGGACAAATCAATCATCGCTGCCTTTTCCCGTGATTTCATTGCAGAGCGCCTCGACAGCGTCGATTCAATGGAAAAAAAGACGGGGCTCCCTGGAGTTTCCGACGCTTTCTGGGTTGGGCAGTTGGAAGAGCTGGCCGAAATGGTTAGAGTAGAAATGAAGGCGAACCCTCCTGCTAGCTGGGATGACCTGCTGGCGGGGGAGTAGTAGATAAGTCCGAAAGTAGATAAATGATGTTGACGGTGGTGGAAGAGCTCGAACCAGAGCACCCAAGGAGCTGGCAAGAAGCTGCAGCAATCTGCGTTTCTGAGATTTTCAATAGAGCGGATGCACCCCTGGTGCACCTCCAGAACTTTGAAGAAAACGGAAAAAAGAGAATTATCAGCTCGAGCGGCCCAGAGGCAGAAATCGACGATTTTTTAAATTCTGTACTCGAGGGACTCTCGATGGTAGATAACCATTTTGAGGGAATGGTCCAGACCATGGACTGGTTTCAGGCGGACGAGATGTACTGGGTTGAAGAATGGAGAATTCTCGGTTCTATAGCTGCAGCTGTTGGGATGAAAAACGGGAATTTATTTCCGTCCCGCGGCCCTGGCGGCCATCCAGAAATTTCAAATAATTCAGCATCCGCAGCCGGCGTCTTCGATAGCTGGATGATTCGGGAAGACATCACAGAAACCCTGATTCGAAAGCAGTCAGATTACGGACATCACAATATTGCACGTTTTGGACGTCGAGGCCTGGTTGTCCGGACCCATGACAAAATCGCAAGATTGAAGAATCTGCATCTGGCGCGCAGCGGCAAGGCGGCCAATGAATCTCTAACAGATACATACACCGACATAATCGGATACTCAGCTATCGGCATGATGTGGGAACGTGGCTGGTTTCTGTTAGATTTAACCAAAGATAACTAGAGAAAGGGATTGACGGTGGTGGAAGACCGCGAAGACATTGACCCCTGGGAAGCTTTTAGCCGCTCCCCTATTCCAAGACATGCCGTCACGCCGGCAGCGCTTCATCAGCGAATTAATGAACTTCCCAGAAAACAGGCAGCAATCGCACGTGCTCTGGTCCATAAGGGTGTTGTCGTCTGGGCGGGAATCCCAGAACATGTAATTGAAGAGCTCGAGCTCGCCGGCTACAAAATCAAAAAAAGGAAAAGTTTTCGCGGCCGGCGCGGCCAGTAGATAACTTCAAAAGACAGGTACTAGACAAATGGAAAACTTTAACTCAGAGCTCCTCGCCGAAAGGTTGCAAGATGCAATTCTCTATGACGAGATAACTGGTAATCCCTGTGCTCCTGAAGAGCGTGCAGAAAATCTGGATGCGGTTAGACAGAAACTTCTTGTCATGGGGGGAATATTCGAAAAAATCGACGATATGTCGATTGCTGCACGGGTGGTTTTCTCTGCGACTTTCATACGTGTAGTCGACACGTATCTAGAAACTGTGGAAAAACACGAAGAACTTCTGGCCGCCGGCAGGTAACCATGGGCCCTGAAGACATCAATGCAGAATTCCTCGCTTTTGAGGAAAGCCGTCGGGATGACCACCTCCTACGTGAAGCTGAGATAAAAGCTCAATATCAGGATTATTGCGACGGTCTCCGCGAGGCCTATCTCGACGAGGTCGGCGAATGAAAATTGCATTTTTCTCGTACACAGCCCTGGTCTTCTGGTTCTTTTTCTGGCTGGTCCCTCGAGTAAACGACGGCCGCCTGGAAGAAATAATCCAAAAATTCGAACAAAGGAAAAAACAATCATGAACACATTTATCTCAATGATTCTCACCGCGGCAGCAGTTGCAACAATTATCGTTTTTATTGCTGCCATGGCCGGCGTCGCCGGCAGGTACCTAGAAAGGTTTAAATACCGGACACTGACGAATCCGCGAAATATCGAAAAAAATGCACAAACCCTGCTCGAGCTCGAGCTGCAGCAATTTCTTCTCGAAGAGGAAATAAAAGAAAAAGCACGCAACCGGATGGAGCACCCGTCGAACTACTCGAAGACTGTCGGTGGCGGCCTCGATGGCGAGACCAAGGAAATTCTTGCAAAACTCTCAGACCCACGTGCAGCTCAGCGGCAGGCGCAGCTGCAGCAGGAAGCAGCATCATCAAAATTCCTCCCGCGGCACAGCAGCAAGAAAAAGAACAAAGACTACTGGGGTGGAGAGTAGATAAAGCGAAGGTGCCCCCGGGGAGTCGAAGACGGCCACCTACCAACCCATCAACGAACTCAACCCGGGGGCTACTTCTTTCCGGGCGAAAGGGGGAACCCGTAAGAAGCCCCGCTAACTTACCACGATGTAATTAGTCGTGCTTGCAAGTTTTGTCAGATTTTTCCGCGCCGGCCCGGCGGCCGTGGAGAAAAATAAAAAATCCCCGGGTAGTGGTTGACGGTGGTGGAAGAGCCTGCTATCGTCATCGACCATCTAGCTCGATAGAGCGAAATTGGAAATTTCCAGACGCCGGCCAGCGTCACGCCTACAGAATTTTTCGACACCTTCGAGGGGAGGTGTTTTTCGGGTTACCCTTTTGCAAAACATTTGTAAAGGTTCCCCCCGAACCCCCCTCCAAAGTATCTTTACTGGCTAAGCGGCAATAGATTCCATTCACGGAAATAACGAGAGTTAAATCTCCTACCAAAGTGACAAAGGGACTTAAGGTGAAGTCTGTCCAAAACCAGATTTTCCCGAATTTGTTTGACGGTGGCGGAAGACTTCAACTAGATTGGACAAGATGAGTACTGAAAAGAAGGGGCGTGGGCCAAATGCCCACAACAAGAACAAAGTAGAGATTGGAAAGAAAGTAGCTTTCCCTCTGGTGCTGGAAGTCTTCGAATACTGGAAGCACACAATGGGCAAGAAGCGCGCCCAGCTCGACATCAAGCGCGAGAGAGACCTCAGATGGGCAATCGCCGTATACAACGTCGAGGGCTGCAAAGAGGCCATCGCCGGCTGTGCACTGTCAGACTTCCATATGGGGAAGAACAAACAGAAGACTGCCTACAATGACATATCCGTCATATTCCGAGATGCAGCTCATGTAGAGAAGTTCCAGGAGCTGTACGACGCCGGCAATGAATCAGCTAAATCTAACTGGGCAAACGAATGAACAAGTCAGAGCTGGTAGAGCTAGTAGACCAGGCCTATGCCACCTACCGCCTAGAGATGCCCACAAAGGACGAAGAGGTTCAGGCTCTCCTCAATGCATGGTACGAGCTCCTGCATGACCTCGAGCTCGCAGATGTCAAGCGCGCTTTCCGCAATATGGCAGTAACTCGAGACTTTATGCCCCGACCAGGCGAGCTCAGAAAATCCACAATTGATAACACCACAAAAATACCCCCATTCGATGACCCCCTTATTGCTTGGGGTAAATGGATTACCCTATCCCAGGAGGTCAACTCTGGTATGCCTCCGTCCATAGAGGTATCAGAGGCACTTTCTAAAACCGTTCAGGCAATGGGACAGTCTGCCTATAACCTCCACACCAATGCAGACAGAGCAGCATTCTGCTCGATGTACGAAAAGATTGTCTCCCAGCTCGAGGGAGATAAGTATGCTGTACCAGACCCCCCGTCAAAAAAGATTGCCCAAAAATAATTACCCAATTGGAGTTGCCCAAATGTTGTTTCTCAAAATACTTGCTCTCATTTGTTCCACAACTTTGATTTGGAAAATAATGTACTCCCCTTTTGATTTGTTCTTTAGGCTGGTATGCGTGCTTTCTATCGTTGTTGCAATGAGGCTATTCGTATTGCAGTAAATTCGGGGCATGAAGCGCAATCCCGGCCGCCCTGTTACACAACCAACAAAACCGGTAGTCACCCTCACTCTCCGAGTAAGTAAAGAGTTCAAAGAAAAACTCATTGCCCAGGCGGAGGCAGTAGACCTCACCCTCACTGACTACATTAAAGCCCTAGTCGAACGCGACAGCTGATGGGCCGGCGCGCAGAAAAGACGCGCTTTGTAGATAAGTACGTCATCTTGAATGTCCGCATGAAGGGCAAACAGAAAAACGAGATAATCGACTATGCCCGCAAAAAGGGTTTAGCAGTAAATGACGTCATCTTGTACGCCGTCTGGGAATTCATCCGGGCCGACAAGGGGATACCCAACGCCGGCTCCGCACAGTTCTCTATCCCCACAGTAGAAGAGACCGTGCTGGCCTACATCCGGGGAGAGCACATCCTGCAGCCGTGCGGCAAAAAAGAGTGCGACAAAAAAATTACCCAATTAAATGACATGCAATTTTGTGAGACTTGCAATCTGAGAATTCAGTAGCCGCAACTCTTGACAATCGGTAATTAGTAACTACAAAATTTTAAAAAATTTAAAAATCCGACGCGGGCGG